GCTCCGGCAACACCACCAAACTTCTTCAGTGCAGACTTGCCGCTGTTGATACCTTTCGGGTCAAACTTTGATGCGATAACAAGACGAATCGGACCGCCAGCCATAATGCCCCCTAAGCCCTAAACTTTTTGTCGTACGAAGCCATGAACGTGTTAATGATTCCTCGCGCCGTTTCAACAACAAGAGGGCGCATTTTGAGAAACGAGTCATATGCGTAACGGCCCGCTACCCCACGAATAGGTTTGCGCATCTGCAACTTGTTGATGAAAATGTCGCCCTGTGTTGTAACCCTGTGCGTCATCTCCCTGGTAACGCCACCACCGCGAACGCGCCTCGTGTAAGGTTTCGACACTGTGCGACCAGGCCTAGAGCGAATACCTGCCAGCTCTGCATAATCAAAGCCAAGCCCACGCTTACCACCCGTAACCGTAATCATCAAAAGGTTCGTGCCATTTTTTTTAGACCGGCCAGGCATGAAAGACACCACCGGTTTGTTTACACCACGCCACCTAGTGGAGCCGCGATGGTTCATGCCTGACAAAGGTGCGGTTTTGGGAATGTCCGACTGAATCTTTGACGTCATCGGTGCTAAACCAATCTTCAACGATGACCGCAACATCCGCACAGACTTATCGTCAATCGCCTTCAGCTCACGCACAACCCTGTTCAGGTCGCCTTGGTCAACGGAAATAGTCACAGGAAAAACTCCTCAAAGTCTTCCTCTATTCTACCGGCGCGACTGCCCCCGCCTCGCCTTGCCCAAAAGGTAACGCTGAATAGTGAACAACATGCGTGGCTCCAAGTTCATCAACTCGGTCGGAGACAAGCCCGTTTCACAAGCAATCGTGGCAATCAGCCAATGGGTGGAATCGTCACCGATTCCTTTTATGCTTTTGGGTTAGCCGCCTGCACAGATTCAACATCGTTCAGCCAGTCTTCAAAAGTTTTGGCTGTAGCTTTTGTGCGCTGTTCAACATGCCACGCCAAAAACATCAGGTGCGTTAGCTTTGCATCCTTTTGCAGGCGCGACATAGAGAGGTCGAAACGTGTTTCGAATCCAACAATGTCGGCGGCGATACCGTTGACAACCTTCGGGGTGTCGTTTCCAATGTAGTGAATTTCGAGCGTAAAGTTCATGCCTGAAAGTCTACACTAGCTAGGCTGTGCCGCGAACAACTCCTGCGGTTCCGGCGAGGTTCCAGGACACACTCAGTGTGGCCAAGTCTCCGACGGTGCTTGCAAAGGGAGAATACGATGAGCACAGAAACTCTGCCGTGTAGCTAGGGTTTGTCGCGCTAACGGATGCCGAGGTGGGAAGAATAACGACGGTCGCGTTTGAACCCAACAATGGGAACAAGGTGGCGTCCACAGCGGTCGCCCCGAAGTCTTGGTGAAAGTCAAGCGTGATGCTTGCATCCTTCAGCCCACCGATGCGGGTCCGGTATCCCGAGTTGGAAAAGCTGGTGACGTCCTGCTCGTCGGAGCTAATGTCCAGGGTTACCGCCGCAATACTTCCAGAGAAGTCCGAGCCGTTGATGGTGATGTTGTAGTCTGTGGCCACAAAGCGTGACATGTGGTTCTCCTCTAGTTAGCTAACACGGTGACAATGAAGTCTGCCGAAAGGTAAGAAATATCTCCCCCTAATGATACCGCAGAGATGTTCGTCATCGTCTCGACTCTGACATCGTAGGCTGTACCACTAAGCGTTTTGTCTGACTCGATAGCAGGTTTTATTCCGCCCGCACCTGTCGAGGCGTAAATGTTAAGTTTTTGTTGTGCGGCGCGTTCGGCGGCGCGGCCAACAAGGACGGTCACGAGGAAAGAATAGGTTGTCATCCCACCTTGAAAGGCACCGTCATAGTCAACATTTTGTAGTTGGACGACGGCTTGTGGTGGGTTGGGTTGGTCTGGCACTTCGCCTGTGGCGCGTAACCCCGTGATGGTTCTTAGGTTTGTGGCGATACCGTTGCGAATGTCTGTGATACTCACGCCATCCGCACTTTCTTGTAAGGCGACAACAGCTTTTCGATGTCCGGGTCAACTCTGCCGACTCGCATCGCCCCGAGCTCGTCGTAGCTGATGCCCAGGGGGGTGTCGTAGCGCTTAAACTGTCTTTGGGAAAGAATGATGCAGGCTTGTTTTACTGCGGTGGGGGTGGTTTCGAAGCCGAAGACCCCGGTCACTTCCACGGTTGCTTCGTGTGCGTTGATGTTGCGCGGGTCCCATAGTGGGAAAACGTATGAGCCGATGGCGCGTATGCGGCTGCGTGGCACGGTGAGGCCGCCGGAAATTCCGTTGAGTGGTTCTAGCTGGTAGTCGCCGGGGAATGACCAAGTGCTGTCGAAGCTTGTTCCTGTGGAGGATGTTTTGAGTGTGGCGACACTGATGAGGTCTTCTGTTTCGACTAGGAAAGAGTCTGTGGGGACGTAGACGCGGGTGGCTGTGCCTGCGTTGTAGAAGATTCGTTCACACCAACCGTCGATTTCGCGTGATGCGGATTCGATGCTGAGTTCGAGCAGGGTGTCGTCAACGGTGTCTTGAATGCGGAATGCCGCTTTGACGTCTGCAAGTGTGGCGTATCCGTTGGTGATTGTCATGTGTGTGCCTCCGTTTCTATTGTACCGGTGTGGGGTGTTTGGGGTTGGGCGTTGCGTCGCCTGTGTAGCTGGTGTATAGTTCTAGACACAAGCAATACCAACCGAAAGGAACACCATGAACACCACGAAAATGACAATCGCAGAACTGCCCGAAGCGGTCGAAGCATTTATTAGCTCCGGCTGTGATGCCGACCAAATGCGCACCCTGATGGATTTGCTTCAAGTTCAAACCGAGTACTACCAAAACCGATTCTGGAAAATGGTCGACGACCAAAGCTAACAACCACAACCACTAGGAGAAAAAAATGTCAAAAATCACAATCGAGTCAGACACCTGGAACGCCGAATCTTTGGCCAGAGCGCTAGACATAGCCAAAGAGCACATGCGCCTTCTTGACCCAGCGGACATAACCGAAAGAGAGTGGGAAGACATTGAGTACTGGGACCAACTGAGCCCTTACCTAGAAACCCCACCCCTCCACTAACAACCACAACGAAAGGGACACACCATGAGCATCTACCTAGAAGACCTCGCACAAGACGAGCTTGAAACCATTGCGGAAGCCTACGACCTAAACGTCACCTGGGGACAAGACTTCGCAATCCTCAACCACTAACACCAAAACCAGAAAAGGCCCTCGCTACGGCGGGGGTTTTTTCTTTAGTCCCACCTGTTCGCGCGACGACGGTCCAACACCCAACCGCCCTCACCAAAATCCTCCCGCAAAACCTTACCTTCAAAGTATTCACGATTGTTCAAAAAAGTGTTCCCATTGACAGCACTCAAACGCGGGTCAGCCTTAATAGTCGAACTGTTGTCGTGAGCCAAAGAAATATCAATCCGACGAACCACCACACCTGCACGCTCGGCTCGGCGTAAATAATCGTTGTCTTCAAAATAGGCTGGATAAAGTGCCTCATCAAACAAACCCACACGCCTCACAGCGTCGTCACCGAGCGAAAACACATGCCAATGGGGAAACACGTCAGACAGCACTATCTCGTCCCTACGGGCGTCACAAAGCCTCTCAAGGGCACCCGCCCCAAACACGGCATCGTTAGACGCAATAACCCACTTTGGTGCGTGCGGAAACAGTTTCACCCCAAGATTCCACGAACCAGACACCCCAAGGTTTGCAGGCAACGGCAAGATGTGAGAGTTCAAAACACAGTTAGGAAAGCGAAGCTTGTCAACATCCCCACCGTTATCAATAACGAGAAGGTCGGCGACAGGAAAATCTATAGAGTCCAGCATCCGTTGGAGCAAGTCATAGCGGTTTAGTATTGGAACAATAAGAACAGGAATCATAAGCCGTCGAACCTGTGCCCTTCCAAATTGAAGTTGATAAAAGGGTTTAGCGAATACACTGTCACCCCGTACTTAACTTGAAGCCAGTCTTTCATAAGCTTGTGGTGTTTGTTATACAAAGCCCAAGGTGTATGCCCGGCGGGGTAGCCTTCCGTTCTGTGTTGCCCGTCGATGGTTCCACAGTCAGCGCCCACTAAAATAATGTGTGCGGCACCTAAATGTGCCGCGAGGTGCATCGCCCCATGCAAACTAGAAGACCCATATGCGAGCGAGTCAGCCCTCGGAGGGTTGCGGGTGAATGGGTCCCACGACGAACCGGGAGCCGCATAGCTATCTTGAGGTGCCATCACAAGGTTAGAAACTTCTTTGTGTGGCCATTCGTTGTGTGTCACCGTGTCTTTCTGTAACGTCACAACGGTCAAAAGCCTGGAGTCCTCAAGGAACTCGTATGCGAGCTTATGGTAATGGGTGAAAACGTAATCCGGTCGGAGGCCAATAGAGTGCGCCGAATAGTTTGTGCTCACCACAGTCTTGCCGAAAAAAAAGGACGAGTCAACAAACCCCAACGACGAGCCAGAGCCGAGAACCCAGACGGTTTCCCCAGCATGAACACTCTGAAGCTCAGACAAGTCAGGCAAAGAAACCCCTAAAGAATGGCAACCAATACTTGTCCCACACTTTTTCAACATCATACTGTTTGGCAAATTTTATAGTATCAATACTGATACCACGCGGCGCTTTGTGTGCAAGCTCCAGCGCAGACACTAGCGACCCAATTAGCGGCGTGTTGTACCAAGCTTTTTGTGGCTCATCCCAAAACGGTTGCCCATCAATAAGCCACGACTCAGGCCCTGCCAAATCTTGTGAGGCCGTCCACGAAGACGTAATCACACGAGTCCCACACGCTTGGGCCTCCACCGTTGTCACACCAAACCCCTCACCCAAAGTGGCATTCATCAACACGTCCGAAGCTGTGTACAGCGCCGCCAAATGTTCCTGAGGGTATCCGATGCGCAACTGTGTTGAATCCGCCACAATCACTGTGGTGTCATCTAACCCCACAGAGGACACGAGCGCGGGAATGTCAAACCCGCCGAACGCTGCAGACGGCTCCATGTGCAAATACAGTTTCGCGTTTTTGACCTTCTGTCTCAAAACACTGAAAGCCATAATCTGCTCAGCCAAAGCTTTACGGTGCACAATCCCATTCGACTTATTGGCGGCCACAATAGACACTAAAAAGTCGTCATCCTTAACGCCCATAAACTGTCTGGTCGGAACACCGTTGATTTCGTGCGTAGGCATAAACACGGAAGTGTCCACAGAGTGAGGGCAATAAGTGGAGCTAATACCCCGCGCCTCCAACATTTTCTGTCCGTGCAAAG